GCATACGGACATATAGGATATCCGTCATCCTTTAAAGGTTCTACTGATTCTTCTGCAAACTTTAAAAATTTAATCTGAAATTCGTCCAACGTCATATGTTTACTTCTCTATCATAATTGATGTCTACGACATCATCAGCTTCACAAAGCTAACGCTTTGTTCGCTGTTCTTGCTACGCTTTTAGTTTAGTTAATAGTGATTTAAGTGTATATATGCTTATTTATGTGAACTTTAAAATTACTTTTTACAAGATTTTTCATTCACACTTAGCCTTATGCAGGCCAAGTGCAAAAATATCTTTACAATGATATCCACACACAATACTATAGTAAACCTAGTTTAACACCTAGGAAGGGCGGTTACGCTGTACCCTTATTACATACTGCTTAATAACGCAGAAACACACATTGCCATAGTATCGACTTTGTGCTGTCTTCAAGTTCCAAATTGTCAGGAGAGCTTGATCATTTTGATTTGTCAAATCAGTGTATTGACTTGGAGGCACACCAGTATCTGGTCACAACGAAACGAAGTAACCTCAAGGTGAGTCGAGCGAGTCTCGACTAATCAGAGCCTTGTAGCCTGTGTTAGTTTTATTAGCCTGGAGTTGTGTTTAAGTTGGTGCCGTTAATTGCTAGACTTTATGTCTGTGTGAGTTTTGGTTTTATACTATTAATTATCTTATGCTTTAATTATTAGCTGATAATAAAGTTAAAACACTACTTTTGTTATTATAACAAGAGTTCAGTGTGTTGTCAACCCTTTTTCAAATGTTCTGTAAGAATTTTTGAACTGCCTACTCTTACGTTAATAATGCCGTTGTAGTATTCATCGGTTTCTAATACTCTACGGTCAAATTGTTCTTTTGCTTCCATGTAACTTAGCACACCTTTACTAGGACAATAATGTAAAATTTCTCTAGTAAATTTATCTGAGCCAAGTGTTAAAACGTCTGCGTTCAAATGATCTGATGATCCCCAATAGTCTCTCCAATCACTTTCTTTGTATCCACGCCTTTTATTCTTTTTACCTTTAAGTGGTGGCTTAGTTGTTTTAAACCTTGCTAGTTTTTTGCCTACGTATTTTTTATTGTTAATAAGATTTGTAATTACATACACAAAGCCTTCGCAGTCTTTGGGTAGTTCGTCAATTACTACGTTATTATAAGTCCATGGACAATTATTGCTGTTCCTCGATCCACTCATTAATTGTTTTCCTAATCATCTCTAAAGTATCTATACCTAATTCTGATTCTTTTATTGTATTTGGTGCATGTAATAATACATACTCAGGATTTGTCATTCCATCCTTTAATTCTAGTTCTTCTTGTTTACCCATTATACATGCCTATCTCAGTATCAAATGTAGTAAAGCCGTTTTCTTTAGTAACTTGTAGCACACGGCTAACTCGACCTACTAATTCATCTCTGTGTGAAATAAGTAAAATATTCTTTTCTCTATCACGTTCAAATTTCTTTAACACGGCTAATGCACTGTCAACACCAACTGTGTCCATACCACTATCGACAAGTTCATCTATACAAACAAAATTAATAGGATGATTTAAGCTCTCAAAAACATCACGGAATGCCCAACTAAGTCCAAGTATAAGTCTATTGCGTTCACCACGTGATAAGTTATCAAAGTCTAAATCTTGTCCAAGTTGTGTAATAGTTACAGTTAGGTCACTTTGGAATTCTACTTCGTGTGGTAACCCAAGTCGTGTAATATAATATTCTAAACGTATGTTTAAGAATTGTAAGTTTTGCTCAATAATCTTTTTACGAATAAAACTATCTTTGTTAGTTAACAGTTTTAATAAAAAGTCTTTATGTTCTCTAAGTTCCTCAAGATTATTTACTTCGTCCCAATCTATATCTTGTAATCCTGTATCTTTTAAAACATCAATTTGTTCTACATAAGGATTAGTTTCTTTTGCGGCATTAGTTAATGATGATTGTAACTTATCTATTTTACTTTGATGCTTGTATGCTTCTTGTAAAGTATTATATTCAATTATGGGAGCATTTCCAAGTTCACCAATATCGTTGATTGCATTTGTGTACGATTCAATTAATTCATTCTCATCATTAATTTGAGTTTGACTTTCGTTTACAAGTTCTGTTTTTTGAGAAACTATCTTATCATGTTGTTCGTCATGAATCTCTTGCCCACATGCATAACATTTATGTTCTAATGTAGAAGTTAAATCATTTTGTGCTTTATCTAAACGTTTCTGTTCACGTTCAGAACTACTTGTAAGTCTAGCTACTTCTGCGTTTAAAGTATCTATTTGACTTTTCTTTTCATTAAATTCAGCAAACTCTTCGTGTGCTTGTATTTCTTTATCAATATCAATGTGTTCTAACGCCTGTATCTCACTAGTATATTCTTGAACACGTTCTTCAAGTTGAGTAGCCCATACCTTTTCTCTACGTTCAAGATCTTTAATACTATTATTAATACGATCGTTGGCCTCTTCTATTCCTTTAAGTCTATATGTTTCTTCTGTTATTTTATCTTTAGTATTCTTTAATAGTTCTTTTAAAATTTCAGCCTTCTCACTAAGTTTTGTAATACCTAACAATTGCTCAATCATATCACGTTGATCGTTTGCTCTCATACTTAAAAATGGTTCAGTATATGTATTCAACGCAATAATATGCTTAAACATAGTATGGGTCATACCAAGTGTTTGCTCAATTACACGTTGACTGTTCCTACCTTCGCCCTGCATTTCATCTGTAATACCATTGTCATTACTATCTACGTCATTGACTAAATATCTAAATACATTAGGTTTGCGTCCACGCTCAATACGATAATTTATATTGTCTATTTCAAAATCAACAGTAACCATCATATTTTTATTATTAGTTTTATTAACTAAATTATCTTTCTTAATACTATATAACGCACTACCAAACAACGCATAACTTAATGCATTAATAATTGTTGTTTTGCCTGTACCATTACGTGAGCCATCACCGCCCAAATCTAAGTTGTTACCTAATACAAGTGTTAATCCTGCATCATCAAAGTGAACAGCCTGTGTGACATTACCCACACTCATAAAGTTTTTTACAGTGATATTTTTAATTATTAGCATTTATGTTGTTAGTCCTCTGTAAATATCTACTAGTAGTTGCTTTTTAATAGTATCACTTTGTACTGATTCAAGTTGTGATAGTACAATACTATCTACGTTCTCTACTTGGATATCAACTCCTTTATTCCAGTCTTGTGTATGTTCTTCTTTTTTGCTAGGCATAAGAGCAATCTCACGCAAGTTGTATTGTTTAATAAATGTTTCTTTAATAAAGTTTGCTTCTTCGTATGTAATGCCAACATCTAAACTAACACGGCAATGTGTTTTATTGGATAAGTATTTGTCTGGATCATCTATTAATTTACTTAATGTTAAAGTTCTATACTTAGGAGCATCTGGCCATGCTAGATATTCAATTGTGCCATTCCAATCCAAAAACATACATCCTCGTTTGTCATCCCATGTATCAGCGTAGTTATGAGGGAAACAGTTACCTGGGTAAATTACATTACCACGTTCTTGTCGTTTATGAAAATGTCCACTAAAAACTTTTTCGGGTTTTGTTAAATCTTCTGCTTTGAGTCCACCTGTATCTGGCATTTGTACAAGAGCATTCATATAAAAGTTTGGTAATTCAAAATGGCCAAACATAAATTTACATTCTACTTTTTTTAGTTTTTTCCATTCGTCATCAACTAACCAAGGAATAAATGCAACACCATCTTCAATAAGCATTTCACTGTTTATCATTCTTATTTTCTTAAAGTCATCAATCATTGACAAGCTGTGAATTTCACGTTTCTCACGATAGTATAAATCGTGATTGCCTGTAATCATCACAACTTCGTCAAAGCTCTCATTGAGTCTTCTTAAATTACTAGTGGTGTAGTTTAGTGTGCTAACATTGATACTAGCACGATTATGATGCCAATCACCTAGAAAGAAACATTTTTTAATGCCTCTTTTATGAGCTTCGTCAATCATCCATATGATAAAATCTTCACAATCCTGGTTATGATACCTACTGTTATTCTTCATGCCAAAGTGAATATCAGTAAAGATCACTGCTTTGTCAAAAAACATTTACTCTCCTGCT